ATAATTTGTATGTGTTCTCTTACCACCGCTTGTTGCTCTACTTCTATAATCGGAATCTTTTAATTCCATCATAGTGTCTGAATCGACAGCACCAAGTCTGAGTCCCATGAAACCCCAGAAGTTCACATTTCTGGCTATTACATCCGAAATATGATCTGAATCTTTTCTTGTTTGTAGAAGTACTCCTGGTTGAGTTGACTTATCATAACCTAATGAATATCCCTCTGAGTCTGAATCTGTAAGAACTCCTTTACCTTGCAATGAATCAATTGTTCCTGCAACACCAGCAAATCCTTTGAACTCTGAGTCACGTTTAATGTGAGCAAAATCTAGATATTCATAGAATAAATTGAAGTGACCTTGATGTAATGGTTGTGATCTTCTTGTAATAGTTTGATATGTTGCACCTAGTCTTGTTCCAAGTAAGTTAGCACCATAAGTTCTTGTATGTCCAGCATCTGTAAAGTCTGAATCAAGCATGATACCTTCAACAACTATAGATGCTAGTTTTCTTCTCAGATAATATAGTCTATTTCTACTTGTATCTGAATCAATTAAATTGTTTGTGTCTGAGTCGTGTCTGAGTGAACCATAAGAGATATCTCTGTTAAATGGTAATAAAAGTCTTTCAGTATTACTTGCAGATGCTCGTAGACCAACAGCATTCTCTTCAAAGTAATCTAGGAATACTTCAATAAAATCTGTTGCTGCGGGTAAATCAGAATCATAGTGTGCAGGTAAATTTTTAGCAATAGTTTTATATCCATCACTATCATTCTTTACAATATTCAACTCACCTTGTAGTCTTCTTAATTCTACTTGATCGTATCTTAAGAAGTTTATAAAGTATGCTTTTAGTAATGTTTTAAAACTAATAAATTTAGATGATGAGTCTGAGTCTGCCGCTAGTAATACGTGTGGTGCACCTCTGTAAGTGTTTCCAGCACCATCATCATAGGAAATTGGTATGTTGTCTATAAATGTTCTGAGTTTTGACCAGTCGGCTTGGTTTGGACCGGTACCATTATCAATTGCAGAAGTCTTACTCCAGGCAGATGGCTTTCCATAATATTCTACGAGGTGATCGCTGTCTATATTTTGATATATAGTATTAATGACATCTGAATCCATGGTGCGTGCGATAGCGCGAACATAGTGTCTGAGGTCATCAGATACACGTTTCGAGTCGTGTGCCGTTACGCCACGAGAGTCATATATTTTTGAGATTTTAGCCCATTCAGAACGTAAACCCGTTACGTCGGTTTGAAATGGTCGTATCTCGGAATCATTTAATGCCATTGGTCACCAATTATAAAGTATACTTGTTTTATTTATTCTTAGTGAATAAATAATTCATGGCAATACAACAGACATTTCAAAGAAAAAGCAAATATAAGGATTTTGATCTGAACTTTACAAAACACCCTCTTACTAATGATCTTGCGGTCAAAAAAGGTGTTGCAGCAGTAAATCAATCTGTGAAGAATTTAATTCAAACTGCGTTCTATGAGAGACCGTTTCAACCGACTCTTGGTTCTCAAGCAAGAAGTCTTTTATTTGAGACTGCTGATGCTATTACTATATCGAACATGAGAAGAGTTATCAGGGAGGTAATTCAAAATCATGAACCACGAGTACGTATAAAAAATATTGTCATAAGAGATATGACAGATTCAAATGCTTATGGCATTGAGTTAAGATATGAAATGAATGATATAAAAACAGATGAGAACCTAAGCATAGTTCTCGAAAGATTGAGGTAATAATGCCAGACGAAAGACCAGTTGTAGCAAATCCTGATTTTGAAGATATAAAACAGGATATAATTTCACATTTTAAAGCAGACGCAACATTTGCAGACTATGATTTTAAAGGTTCAGCAATGAACACCATCGTAGATATTCTTGCTTATAATACTCATTATAATAATCTAGCGGCAAATTATCTTATAAATGAATCATTCCTAGACACAGCACTTATGAGAAATAATATTATTTCTATATCTAAGATGTTAAACTATACACCTCGTTCTAAACAAGCCGCAAAAGCAAAGATTACTCTCAGAATTCCAAAGATAAACGATACAAATGTTTATACGATTCCATCAGGTAGTTTATTTACCGCCACTGATGGTACAACCACATTTAATTTTTATACACTGAAAAACTTTAGTGTTCAATATGATGCTTCAGATGCGAATGGTACTACAAGAGATGTTGAAGTAGAGATATGTGAAGGTGATAAGATCACACAAAGATTTTCTGCAACTGCAGATCATACTAGCTTTCCTAGATTTGAATTAGGTAATAAGAATATTGACACTACATCTATAAATGTTTCTGTAAATGGAAGTTTATGGACACCAGTCACAAATGAAACTCAAGGAACAACTGATGTTTCAAATCTAAGTACAATATATTTTATAGAAGAATCAAGAAACCTATCACATAATATTATGTTTGGTAATGGTGTTCTTGGAAAAAAACTAGAAGTTGGAGATGAAATATTAGCTACATACCTCGTCACTAACGGATCAGATGCAAATGGTGTCAATTCATTCTCAGTCGGAATAGCTGGTAGATCTGACATTACAGTAGTCACTACAAAATCTGCCACTGGTGGTGGAGATATGGAAACAATTCAAGAGATAAAAGATAATGCACCAAATTGGTTTCAAGCACAGTTTAGAGCTGTGACAGAGAATGATTATAAAGCCATATTAAAAAAGGAGTATGCAGATATTCAAGCCTTAAATGTATATGGTGGAGAAACTGTAGGTAAACCTGGTAAAGTATTCTTTTCAATCAAGCCAAAATCTGGTGATAAACTAACTGAACAAGCAAAGCTAACAATAACAAGAGATATACTTTCTAAATTTAACTTAGTGACTGTCACACCTCAAGTTGTAGACCCACTTATTACAAGAATCATTGCAAAGACAGTTATACAATATGATAATGCTAAACTTGCAACAAGCCCAGAAGTATTAGAAGCTAAAGTATTATCATTATACAATATCCTAAACACATCATATATTGGTGATTTCATGGAATCATTCTCAGTATCAAGATTAATGCAAGAGATTTTAAAATTAGATAAAGCGATTACTGCTGTAAATCCAAGAGTAAATTTAAGATTCAATCTAAATGCAAAAGATGGTTTATTAGATAATTCATCATTTACATTTAATAATAGACTACACACTGAACCATTTGCTGGTGAAGCATCTGTTGGTGGTGTAATAACATCAAACTTATTTAGAAGATCTGGTAGAACAAACTTTTCTAGATTTGTAGATGATGGTAAAGGAGTTATAAGACTTGTAGATGTTATTGAAGGAGAAAATGTAATTGTAAACACCGCCGGCGGTACAGTAAATTATGAAACAGGTGAGGTAAATATCAGTGACTTTGACCCAGAAGATGGACAGATAGGTATCATAGCGGTACCAGAATCTTTTGATGTTAATGTTGCTGGTAATTATCTTTTACAAATATCTACAGGAGATTCTACAGTGAGAGCGATAGATAAAGACGACACAGCTTCACTGAACTTATTTAATGTATCGAGAGCAAGTTAATGGCCAAACACATACTGCCAATAGTCAAGTCGCAGTTGCCGGAGTTCATAAGATCGGAACATCCGCAGTTTCAGCTATTTATAGATGCATACTATGAGTATCTAGAAAAACAATCAGATAGTGATTCCACTTCAGCACTAAATCTTTTTAAGTCAGTACCTAATGCTGGTGATCTTATAAACAATGCTGAACAATATCGTGATGTACACACAACACTAGATGAATTCAAAGAGTACTTTCAAAGACAACTAACACCATTCGTAATCACTGGTAATAAAGTCACAGATGGTATTATCCTTCAAAAAGCAAGAGATGTATACCTATCAAAAGGTTCGCCAAATTCATTTGCACTCTTATTCAGAATGTTATATGGTGAGGAGATTGATCTCTTTGAACCAAAGAATCAGATTCTTATTTCTTCTGAATCACTATATACATCTTTTGTACAAATAAAAGCCGAAGTAGTTCAGAACGAATCTAATCTAGGTGATTTCAATTATGAGTTATCTACAATACGTTTAGATAGTGACACAGTCGATAGTGATGCTTCTACAAATATACTTACTGTATTAGATGGAACATTTACTGGTGTCACAAAAAATAATAAGACAGTTCTTACTTTATATCTAACTA